TAGAAAAGGTGCCCTAAAGCACCTAATCTTCCTGTGAAATTGCACTCTCAACAGGTGTAGTTATTTATCTTCCTGTTTTTGTTTAACAATATAATTAATTTTATAAATCCATAATTTAGTTGTTCTCCGTAACATAAACATAGTCGGGGTGTTTTGTCTTAAATGCTTCTACTTGTTCTTGTGTTTCCAAGTATATAGAAAGAGTCGTTTTTGGGTGCTCCTTAAAGTAGTACTTAACCTGTATCAAATTTTTAATCATGCAACTACTCCGTATTTTTCCCTTAGAATTTTTTTGTAAGGTAGTCCTTGGTCTTTAAGTTCTTGTACTAATTTCAGTTTATGGTATAAGGATGCATCACCTCCAAGACTCATTGCCTTAATAATCGTATTCAGTTCTTCATCTGTGATCGGTAAATCCATCAATAATTTTTTATTTGATTGCTATATTATACACCTAATTGAAAAAATAATCAAGAGTAACTTTATCCTCCGATGCCCAACCAATCGCATCTAAAATAGATTTAAGAGGATCTAAAAAACTCTTTTGAAATTGTAATTCATAGTCTATATATTTTTCAAGACCAAGTTCTTTAGGAAATTCAGAAATAAAGGAAATTACATTTTCTTGAATAATATTAGGTATTTTTAAGAAAATATATTTAACCTTTTCTCCATTACCAATCAAAGAGTACTTATTAGTAAGATTTTTTTTCTGTATGTAGTAATTAAAAAGGAGAGACCCTCGAACATGTATAGGTGTTTTTGATGAGTAAATATTAGATTCAGAAGAATACTTACGTATATCAGATGCTGTCCTTGGAAATGCAATTTGTTCTGGAGAAAGTAGATAAAATTTTTCTCTACAATCTTCTATGAACTGTATTACTTCACTCTCAGTTCCGCTCATCATAATCTTGAGCCCATCCTTAATCATTTTTCGACAGGGTGCTGGAGTAGAAGATTTTACAGCCTCTATACCCATTATTTTAAGTTTAGGTTCCTCATAGCGAACACCTTCACTATCCCAAACATTGAGAATATATCTTTTCTTAGCAGTCCAAATTCCACGGTCGGCAATATTTTCCCGTTTCATTTGCATCTTCTGTGCATATACATTCATATATTCGGCAAGTTCTTGATACGATTTATTAATATAGTTTTCAATTTCTCCTTTACATATTTTATCTAAAAATGACACAATTGAGTTTGGAGTTTTTTCTTTTTCTTTAAATATAATATCAACTAATGGTCCCATATTAAGATATATTGAATCCGTATCGGAAGCAATAACATAATCAATTCCATCTGTCTTGAGAAGTTTATTTAAATATTTTTTCATTTTATTTTCTATCCAACGAATTGCAACTTGCCCAGAGAGAGTAATTGCTTCAGCATTTGCTAGCTTATAATATCTAAACCATTCATTTCCTATTGCACCATACAAACTATTAATTTGAATTTTTCTTGCCATCTGAATATTATTGTATCTTGATATTTCTTTTTCTAATTGTTTAGAAGGATTTTTTTCATATTTTTTCTTTGCATCAAGCATTTTTTTCTTATAAATTTGCCGATCATTAAAAATATTATCTACAAGTTCTGGGAATATACCTTTCTTTGTAGTATCATACATACATCCATTTGCACTTACACATTTACCGGTGATATTATTAATAACAACTTCTTTGTTTAAAAGTTTATCAACACTCACTCCCGGATAAATTTCATCTAAAAGAGTTTCTGGGGATATGTTGTATTGCATAATAAGTGAAGGATATAGTGAGGTTAAGTCAAAACTCACAACCCAAGGATAAACTCCAGGAACAGGTTCCTTTACATATGCACCGGCATACTTATCGTTTTTTTCAACTTTTTGTTTAGGAGGTATAACAATATTTTTTTTCTTAAGATGATTGTAAATAATTGTATCCCACATACGAACTTGTGAGAATACATCTTTATAATTTACTTTCGCATCATAAGCCATCGTAAGAGCAAGTTCAATCAGTTTCATTTTATCTTCTAACCGATCAACTAACTCAACGTCTTTAATATTATATCTCACAAATTTTTGCCAACCTTTAGTATAAAAATCTTTAAATGTATCAAATTCAGAGTGATCTAATTTTTTCTGCCCAAGTTCCACTTCGGCAATATGATCTAGTCTATATGATTCTTGATTAGAAGTTGCAGGAGACCACTTATACAGTTTTAGGTAATCAAGTTGACTAATTCCTCCAATATCGTAAGCAATATATTTCCTACCCTTATCGTAAATATCATCTTGTGTTACTAGACCCCAAGGAGACAATCTCCTCATCAACTTTTCACCAATAACAGTTTCCATACGACGAACCAAGTAGGCAATATCATATAGCTCACTATTCCAACCAGTAATAATCTCTGGGGTATTTTCTTCGATCATCCACCAATTTATAAAATCAGTTAAAAGACTATATTCATCAGAAAATTCACGATAAGTTACATCTGAATTATTATTTTCATAAGGTCCAAGGCCCCATGTACGAATCTTTTTTGTATTATAATCCTGAAGAGTAATTAATAATATTTCTTCTGCTGCATTTTCAACATCAGGAAATCCGTTTTCAGAAGCAACCTCAATATCAATAGTAGTAAGTTTAATTTTACTAATATCAAATTTTATTTCATCTTCTGAATAATTATCAGAAATATATTGATAGATATATTTTTCATTACCATATATTTTAAAATTTTCTACTCCTGCATATGTCTTAATAAATTCTCTACAATCCTTCACCGATCCAGGCTTAATTGATTCTACATATTCTCCCTGAAGTGTTTTATATTTGGTTTGTTTTTTAGAAGACACAAAGAGAGTTGGGAAAAAACCATCACGACTTATGAAACTTTTACCGTTTCTATAACCACGAACCAGAAATTGATTTCCAACCATCTGTACATTAGTATAAAAATTTAAATCCATCAGGAGGTTAGTTCAAGATACTTTTCAATAATTTCTGGAGTTGGTTCAACAATAGTAAGAATACTATCAGAATGAATCATCAATTCTGACTGATTTGTAATCTCAGGCCAGGGTTTCATATTATTCACATCAAAAAACTCATATGGATTGATAAGTTTACAATCGGGTTCTCCAATTTCTGATCCAACCTCAATAATTTCCGTAATTAATATAATATCAACCTTCAGTAGAAGGCACTTTACATTCCGTTCCATTTACTTTTTCCTCATATAATTGGGTAATAGATTTAACTGGTTCAACGATAGTCACAATCCAATCTGGGCGTACAGGTATTTCACTATCACTAGTAAAAAGAATCCAAGAAGAAAATGTGATACTTATCATACCATCATCAGTCTCTGTTGGTTCTTCAGTAAGAAAGACTGAGTTGTTAATTTTCATTTTATGCGGATTTTTAAATAAATACCCACAAACTTTATCATCTGATATTAATTCCTTAATGTCTGCAATTACAGATTCTCCAGATTTCAATAAAGCAATTTTTACGGACATAATACTCCCATACCTCAATCAATTATAGCACAAAAAAATGGGAGGTGCAACTGGATTTTACCAGTTACCTCCCAGCAGCAACGATAGTTTAGCTCATTGTTATTTATAGATAATCTTTTCTCTTATGTGATTCTGGAACAATTCTTCCTAAAATTACGGTAAGTAATCCGTCCTCAAAATTTACAGAAGTAACTTCTGTATCATCAGCAAGAGTCCAGGTTCTGGTAAAACTTCTTTGTGCTAAACCTTTATGTAAATAATTTGTGTCAGTTTCTTTATCTTCTTTTTGCCCTTCAATAAAAAGTTTTCCGTCTTGTGTATAAACAAGTACTTCTTTTTTAGCAAATCCGGCAAGTGCGAGTTCTAACCTTGACTCTACACTACTGATTTGGACCAGATTGTATGGGGGGTAATTTGAAGTTGTTTCGTGAAGATTAAATAGACGATCAAAATATTCGTCCATTCCAATACTATTACGAGTAATCCTATCCATCAAGGCAGGAAGATCGGCAGATGTGTATCTAGAAAGATTAGTCATTTTTTGCTCCTTAAAAAGCGAGATTTGAATGTGTGAACCCTTACGGCATTCACAATACTAATTATAACAGAAAACATAAAAAAACAGGTGTGGATAACCTGCCCTTGTTTATTCGGTTTTACTCAACATAATACCAATAATGATTCATAAAACTTTTTACCCCAGGTTCTTTTAGTGATTTGCGGACGCCACTATCTTTCTTATTCCAATATTTTGCAGATTCTTTGATCGATTGAAATTCTTGAGTTTTTTCACCAGTCTCTCTATGAATCCCATAAACTTTCCTTGATATGGGAGTTGTATCTACTTTCTCCCATTTATATCCATAAGCAGTAAATCCAGTATTCATATATTTAGAAATATTGCTAGTTTTCCCATTTACAAATTTTGCACCTTCAGTTGTAGAATCAAATTCCAAAATTTCATCACTAATTGGGTTTACCTTACAATAATTAGATAAATTTAAAACTGGTATTGCCCTCACTTTTCTTTTCCTATGACTTCCATTTCCTCCATTATTCATAAATCCCCACCTTTCTCCACGATCAAATTTATCCTTTAAAGAAACCGACATACTATTTTCCCATTCTTCTCCTCTAGGGACAAGACTCATTGCTTTTGATATTCTTTGTTTCGTATCATCACTAATTTCGCCACCTTCCCCACCGAGAGTGCAGTTATAATGTTGAGAATTTTTAAATGTATCAAAAAAATCAATCCAATAAATCTCCCTTTCATCCAAAGTATCTACCAAACACTTTTCAAGTATTTCAACCTTAAAATTTCCAATACCGTGTTTGTTTATCGCACGATAAAGAGGTCTATTTGTATATTTTTTAGACTCATAATAATGCTGATATAACCTTTCCTTTAATTTTACTCTCGTCTGTCCAACATACTTATGTCCATTAATTTTATTTTCTATTAAATAAATTGTTCCATTCATAACTTTTATAAAATATATTAATTATATCACATAAAAAAAGAGGTGTCAACCTCTTTTTTTATTATTCGGTTTTACTTAATCTAATACTTGTCTACAATAACTTCGACAAGACGGATCATTAACATCACACTCTGTAATACATTCAAAATATTCAGAAACTTTGTCCAATTCATTAGTCTCATCAAAATTATTTTGATTGACTACTATATTATTAAGATTATTAAATGAAATTAAATTGTACATTTTCCCTCCTAAAGTAAGTAAATATTCAAACTTATTTTTCAAATCATAATTCCTCAATTCATACACTTAATATGTATGCAAATCAACACAAACTAATTAAGAATAGATTAACTTTTATTAATTATTCTGGAGTTTCTTGTGGTTTTATTTTTTTACCAATGTTATATTTGGTTTCTAATATCCAATCTCCTTTATCCTTATATGCAAGAACTTTAATCTGATTTAGGGGAGCAATATCCGTAATCTTTTCTGGACTTACCAAAGTTACTAAACCCCAATCTCCAATTAATTGAACGATACGATTTCTTCTCTGAATATCATTCAGGGTCAAATTTGCGTGTTTTCCATCAAGTGCAAAGAGTTCTTTAAAATGTACAATAAAATATTTTCCTTGTTTATGAAGAATGTGGCAGGACTGATATATTTTCTTTTCTTTTCTTGAGGCAACACCAATACGAGTCAAAGTCTCACGAACCTTTAAAAAATCATCTGGTTCATTTAGAATAACTTCAACCATCATATCGGGAGTCCAACTAACAACTGGCTCATTTACTACTGACATAATCTTTCTCAAAAATATTTTACATATATTTTATTTAGGTTAACCAATTATTTTAATCCCCCAGTATCAAACTTAGATTTGATATATTTAATTTGATCCTTATTAAGTATCTTTAATGCTTGATGTGCCTTTTCGTTACTATATCCATAGTATTTTTTAATACAATCTAGATCTTCAATCTTATCCTTACTTATCCAAGGAGCAAATCTAGTTCTTATTCTTAGAGAATTTATATAAAAATCATATTGTAATTTTTTACCAATATGATGATTAATGTTTATTTCATTCGCAAACATTATTGAATCTATATGACTAGATAGGCACTTATTAATAATATAAGGCGGATAAGTTTTTTCGGTAGATGCATCATCGTCCATTATATTTTTTTTATTTTGATTAATGGAGTTTAACCAATCTTTAAGTTCAGTCATCAATTAGACCCTCTTTTTTTAATCTATCATAATTATAGCAACCATCAAAACTAAATTGGATTTTTGGATCTTTATTATAATTAAATAATAAAAGTTCTTTTCGTTGTTTTTGATCTCGCATATATTCACCCACAGAACGCATCGTATAAGTCAAATCAAACTCAGCAGCAGTCCAGTTCTTAAAGCGATCCTTTACAAGTTGATCTGAATTATAACTTACTAACTGATCCATATCGTTATTATCACAATCAACAGCAAACTTATCGTGATCAAATCCTTTATGCATTGATCCTTTGTTGCCATAGAGATTATCCTTAATGTCATAAGGAGGATCCAGATACATAAAAACATTTCTGTTTCCGTCCATCATATAATCATAAGAATAGTTAGTTATATGCCATTTAGAGATAAGTTTAGAATACTCAGGAAGTTTTTGAATACCTCTAAGACTAAAATTAGCATTAGATGCCTGAGGTGAGAAGGAAGAACTTTCCGTAAGTCCAGAAAAAGAACACTTATTGATAATATAAAAATCAGAAGCACGATCAAGATTTGAACGTCCTTCTTCGTGCAATTTATCCTTACAATAAAGAAATAGATCTCTTGCCAATTCTGGTTTATTGTTTGCTAATTTTATCCCTTCAAGATTGTCTTTCATATCGACACCAAACATCTGAAGTTGCTGCCAGAAATTTACTAGAGGTTCATAAAGATCATTTACCCAAACAGTTAAGTCTGGATACTTTTTGGTAATATGAATTGCCACAGATCCACCACCAAGAAATGGTTCTCGAAACTCATTATAATATCTAAGATCGGGAAAGTACGGATCCATCTTTGTGACCGCCCTACTTTTGCCACCGGGGTAACGTAAACAAGTTTTAAGAGATTTCATTTAAATGAAACCTCACACATTATTTCAGTCAAACAAGCAAGAAGATTTATTTCTTGGTCTGCTACAAAATTTGATTGATATTGATATTTCGCAATAATAAGAACAGAAGAAGCAATACTGGGACCATCCAAATGTTCATATAAAGCATCATACACCATACGAAGAACACTACTGGCATCATTATCAAGGTTTGCCACAACCCATTTACGAACTTCCGGAAAGTTCTTTTCTTTGAGGTACTTAATGAGATCATTGAGTTTAACATTATAAAATGATGCGAGAATTGCTGAGTCAATTGTTCCAGAAACAGAATACCTTTGGCATTCGTTCAAAACTCTTCT